TCTTTCAGATTCTCAGTCAGAGAAGCGTCGGTGTCAGACTCCAGATCATCCATGGGAGCACCACCATCAGGGTATTCTTCACCACCGTTATCACTTTCTTCCTCGCCAGGTTGATCAGACTCATCAGAAACATCCTGTGCTTGCTCATCAGACTTACCTTCAGACTTCTCGATAGAAGTATCACCAGTGTCCTTGTTAGACAGGGGAGCAAGGTGCTGCTCCTGCTCACGTTTCTGCTTTTCAAACTCAAAAATAGCAAGGGCAGCAGCAATCGCTTCCTCAAACGTCTCAGCAGCGCCCACAGCGTCACACAGAGGCGTCTCAGAGGCATCAAAAGGCAGCATCAGATGTGCTCCCACCTTGTAGTAAAGGTTGATACGGTCGATCAACTTCATGGTGGAGAGATCTTCATCCTTTACAGAGAAGAAATCACGAGAATGCAGGTCTTGATACCCAGCATAGAAGTCCTTGGTCAGACCAGGAAACTTACGCTTCATCAACTTCTCAATGCGAGCATCCTCAGTCACATTGACGTAGGATTTGGGGCAAGGGAGGTTATCCAGCGAGTCATCGTTGGGTGTGTAGAGAGCATGACCGACTTCATGACCCACCAGCATGGTATAAGTGCGGTCACCGACCTCCCAGATAGGAAGGATAAGGGTGCGAGTCTCCACGTTGAAGGAAGCAGTCTCACAAACCTTGTGCTCGATGATCAGATTCTCAGTAGCGAGCAGTTTGGCGAGTTGTCCCTTGACTTCGTTTTGAAACATGTGACCGTTGCTTGTATGCATACATTATAAGACCCCCAGGACGGATCCCAGGGGTCTGTGGACACTATTTGGACTGGTCCACGGTCATCTTGGAGAAGTCGTTGACCTTTTCAAACTGAATCGTGGTCTCAAACTTGTCTAGGAGGACCTCTCCTTTGTGTGAAATGACGAAGAGGTTGGTTTTCTTGTCCAATCCTTTCAGAATTTTCATCAACTCGTCTGTTGCTGTGGAGTCTAGCGAAGAATCAAACACCTCGTCAAGGATGAGGAGGTTAGTTGATGCTGAATTCTTCATCTTAGCGATGTCTCGCCAGGTAAACAGCAGTGCGAGGTCAATCTTCTGCTTTTCACCCTCAGAGAATGATGCATAAGAGAATTCATCACGGAATCTGGACTTGATAATCTCATTGAATCCTTCATCCAGAGTGAAATTGACAAAGAAATCCATGCTCTGGAGGTATTTGTTGATCTGTTTGTTGATCACAGGGATAAATCTGCTGATGATTTTGGATTTGATACCTGTATCTTTCAGCAAACTAGCAACCATGGTGAGATGTGAGGCATCTAGATTGACTTTGGCACATCTCTCAGCAGTTTCTTTCAACTCACCTTCAAACTTCTGCAGTTTCTCCTCTTCTTTGGTGATGTCAGGGCGATCTTCATTGACTTGAGCAATGATTTGTGAGTTTTCCTTGAGCATCTTACTATTTTGCTTCTGCAACGTAGTAATTTCATACTGCAATTCGTTGATCTGCTTCATCTTCAACTGATAATCCTTGAGATTGTCAGTGACTTTCTTGATCTCACCGCTGATTTGAGTGATACCACCTGCCAGTTTGACCATCTTACCCTCAGCAAATGCAGTCTTAGACTTCTTGATGTCTTCAGTCAGTCCCTGAGAGCATGTGGGGCAGGTATCATTGTCAGCATAGAAAGCAATCTCCTTCTGTGCCTTGTCAAAATTCTGTTGGATCTTGACTCGCATGTCACGGAGTTGATCATACTTCTTCTCAGTGAATTGATAGGCAGCAACCTCATCGGTAAGGGTGTTAATTTCCTCTTGTGCCTCACCAATGCGTGTGAGATTGGTAGTTTGTTGCTCCTCGTTAGTGTTGAAAGATGATTGCAGTTTCTGAATGTATTCCTCATTCATCTTCTGAAGATTCAGGCATGAGGATCTCTGGAGATTTACCTGCGACTCATGCAGGTTATACTCATGCTCACAATTCTTGACTGCCTCTTTGACATCTTTAACGCGGTCCTTGAGCAGGACATTCATCCTTGAAAAAATTTGGATGTCCAGGAGATCTTCGATAACTTCTCTTCGATGAGCAGCAGGAAGCTGCATAAAAGGAACAAAAGTGCTACTTCCCAGAATAACAACTTGAGTAAAAGACTTGAAGTTAAATTTAAGTATTGATTGCTCAAGGTATTTTTGATAGTCTTTATTTGCTGCATCTTGATCGATCAGCGCCCCGTTGCGATAAATCTCGAAGATGCCTGGCTTGATGCCACGGACAATCTTATATGCAACGCTGCCAATAGTAAATTCAATCTCAACAACGCATTCGCGCTCGTTAATACTATTGACCAGTTGTGGTTTATTTATCTTACGAAAGGGTTTATTGAATAAACCGAAACATAATGCATCCAGAAGAGTTGATTTGCCTGCACCGTTTGATCCTACGATGAGGTGGTTGGGAGAATCATTGATTGTTACCTCGGTAAATGCATTACCAGTGGACAGGAAATTCTTCCAACGGATCTTCTCAAATACAATCATGGGGTGGGATTACAAAATCATCAGGTTGGATAACAGAAAACTTATAACCGTAATTCATACAGTTTTGTTTTACTGCGTCTTCTTCTACTTCAGTGACTTTCAACTCTCGTTTGTAATCACTGGCGACAAGCATCTCATAATACCTGTCTGCGTCGTCTTTGTCAACGAAGATCTGGACGACACGATCAACTGTGTCGTCATCTCTCACGGCATAGACACCGCCACTACTCTCGTCAACCAAGACAAACATACTAGACCTCTAGTGCTTCTAAGTATAGGGACTTCAGAATCCCAAATATCTGATCCTTGTTATCAAATTCAGAGACACATGTCTCCAGGATGGTCAGAGTATCTTCAATCTCGATGTCGTTATCAACTTCTTCCAGATCGAAGGAGAGGTCTTCGATGATCTTGAGATCAGCAAGACTTGCTCCCTGCAGGATTCTAACTACCTTATCAAACTTAACTTGATCTTCCTTTGATTCAACTACCAGTTTAACAAATGATCCCTCAAGTTTCTTGAGGTCTTTGTCACTCAGATATGTCTCGTCATTATAGTAGATCTTATTGAAAATGTTATAAGGATTCTTAAAGAATCCCATCTCCAAAGTATCAGTATTTAGGATATGAAACCCCCTCTTCTGTTTATAATCATTCCAGAAGAGTTGGTAGGGATTACCCAAATAGTTTATCTGGTTTTTACGACTCTTCATGTGAAAGTGTCCAGAGCAAACTAGATCAAACTTACTGAAGAGTGACGGATCATCACCATGCTCCATGTGGTGACCAGGGATTGCCTCAAATCCATTCAACTCAAGGTGACCCAGGCAGACAGAAGCATCAGTTTCTTCCACCATCTTCCATGCCTTCTCTCTGTTGTCATCACAGATCCAAGGGAGGAGCAGCATCTTGCGACCATCAAAGTCAACTTCAGTAGGCTCATCGATAACATCGATGTTGTCATACTCACCCAACAAAAGATTGGGTGCGTTGATCTTCAAAGTATTCTTGTAGTAGATGTCATGGTTACCACAGAGCATAGTCATCTTGACACCACGCTCTGCTAGTGGGGTAAACCACATCTCCTTTGCTGCATCCAGAGATGCAAAGTTGATACTCTTTCTTTTGTCGAAGGTATCGCCAAGACAAATCACCTGAGTGATGCCTGCCTTATCAATAGCAGGCAAAACGGTATTGTTATAAAACTCCTGATACTTCCTTACGAAGTGCTGGTTATCATTACGGACACCGAAGTGTTGATCAGTTATCAGGAGGACATTCATATTCAATCACGAAACGTTGCTTTGTTTTCTTCCCTGTGGATTCTACCACAGTAGACTTAATGAGTCTAGCGTTTAGCATTTCTGCTGCTTCTTCAAGCAACTTCTCTGCACGGACTGTAGGGTTAGCACCCTGCCAGTAATTCTCCATGTAGTGATCGGACATGTATGCCATCAGAGTTTACCTCCAACTACTCCACTATTTACCACTCTAGTATACTGGTCAAGTGTGCCTTCCTGCAGAGATTTCAAATGCCATCGTGTAGTTTGTAACACTCCCTCTTCTGTTGCCCCTGTAATAAAGTGCTGACCCAGGGGATCCTTGAGGATAGAAGTGTAGAGACCAAATCTTGTTTTCTTAATATAGAAGGAGTCGTCGATCCACTCCACGTCTTCGGGGATGTCTTTCTCGACAGTGCCACCGAAGGAGTCACTCAGTTTCGCCATCAATACCTCATGTTGGTTTCAATCCGACTCTTGATCGAATTCATGTCAGAGTGGTTGTCATCAGAGTCACTATGGAAGACCTGATCGTAACCACTCTTCTCAATGATCTTATCACGGATGTCCATCTGACGCTTCTCTTTAGCGATGCGACGGAGGAATGCGTAATAAATGATCTGGGTGAAATATGCAAACGGATTCTTAGACTTCTCAGGATCAAAGTTGTCGATATACTGCACACAGTTTTCGACACCATCACTGATCATGTCTTCCTTAAACATGTAGTTGATGAAGTTGGGACGGTAAGACAGGTGGGTCGCAATCTTCAGGAAGCACTCAGCAAGGTAGTTTGTGATGCGTGGTTTAGGTTTATCCAGCATCCGAGCTTCTTTAACTTCTTGACGATACGCAGTGATCGCTGCAAGAAACTCTTTGTTATCTACATAGTGCTGTTTCTTTCGTGCTGACATTAAGGGTGTTTGCATATATTTTACCTGTCACCGATTCATAATACTAAGTTATCAATGTAATGTCAAGCTTGACACACATTCTTTATTTAATTATACTCAACCATGTCAGGGTTGGAAAGAGACTACTTAGAGTTCTTACGCCACTGCTCTTCTAGTTTTTTACGAGCATCAGAGACTTTACCAACGAGTCCCATGTTTTCATTCATGGGTGTCTCGAATTCATCGTCTCCACCATTCTCTTTTCTCAACCAGAGTTTATACATCATGATTGCTTCCATTGACATGGGAGCGACAGTTACAACATCAGGTTCTTGAATAATGTAGAAGTCTTCATCAGACCACATCATCCACTTACTGAGACCAACTGCCATTGCAACGCTGCCCTCTTTCTCAATAGGGGTCATTGTAGGAGTAGCAGGTTCACTGACAAAGAGGATACTATTACCTTCCTCTTCAGTAGCAATGATCGTGCCCATGATCTCCTCGCCTGAGACGAGTTTGACGGTCCCATAAAATTCTTGATCATGACGGATGTAGTTAATTGTCATTTCCTAAAGTTGATTTTAGTTACTTCATAGTCAAACTTTTCTTCGTCGTATATTTTCATTCTCTCTACGAGATGACGAAGGGTATAATTATGACGGTTACCTTTAGAGCAATCGTCTGCCAGATCGTATAAGACTGCTTGTGCCTTATTCTCTCCTTTCCTCAATACACGTCCAATCGACTGGAGGTTTCTAACCCTAGATTTGCTAGGGGATGCAAAGATTACATTGTGAAGATTGCGGATGTTGATACCTGTAGAGAAGGTGCCATAGGAAGCAAGAATGATTGCATTCTTTTCCTCCTCACAGATTCTGCGTGCCTCTTCTCTTTCAACAGCATCAACGCCGCCATGTATGAAAAAGATCTTTCGATCATCTCCCACCTTATTATTTAGCAGGTCCCATAAAGGCTCTCCGTGTTTCTCGATGTAGTTAAATAGTATCAACGTGTTTCCATCCAAGTCGTTAGCAAGGTTACAGATAAACTTATTTCGCCTTGGATGTGATACGATATAGTCCATCTCTTGCTGGTAATAATCGAATGGGACATGACCATGCTTCATCAAAAGAATCTTCACCTTCAAAGGAGTCAACTGCCCCTTCTTCATCAGGTCCACAGTGGTCGTCACCTTGTCGCACCGACCAAACAGACCTTCAAGTACTAACTGATGCGTGTGCATCCCATCGAGGGTGCCTGTCAGTCCAACTCGGTACTTTGCGTCATGACATTTCGTCAGAATCCCACTGAGACTTTTTGCTTTGTATAGGTGTGCCTCGTCACCAATGACAACATCAAATCTTTCAAAGAATTTACGAGGCTCTTTGTAGATGCTTTGCCATGTAGAGATAACTACAGGGGCATCAGAATACTTCTCGCGTCCACCCATGATCTGGTGGACATAAGCATCTGCTTTCCAACCATAGTCTTTGAAGTCCTGAGTCAACTGTGAGACCAGAGATGTGGTAGGCACAATGATCAGTATCTGTCTGTCCTGCTTCAGGTGCCAGCGGACTAGAGAGTAAATGATCAGCGACTTTCCTGATCCCGTGGGGGATAGTAGAAGTTTGCGACGGTGTTTAAGTGCTGTGAATACTGCTTTGAGTTGGTAATCTCTAATCTTAAAAGGCAGACCCAAAGATCTAACAAAAGACGCAACCCCTTCAGGTGTGACATATTCCTCCTCCTCGTTAGGAATACCGTAAAACTTGCTGTCCTTAATGGCGTAGTCGTATCCCTTTTGCTCTAGATACTCACACAGATAATCAAAAAGACCCACATATATCTCCCCAGTGCCAGGAGAATATAAGCGGATCTTCCCATCCCAAACTCGACTTTTATATTGGGGCATAAACTTTGCCCCTGGCACTTCAAAAGAGAAGTGCTCACTCAACTCTTTATGTAAAGACTGCTCTCCTTCGACCTTAAGATATACTTCATTCTTCTTCGTGATCGTCGTCATCTTATACCATAATACTTGACTATCTCGATAGTATTCTTGATAGCAAACCCACGACTGTCGATTTGTTTTAGAATCCTATCAATAGAATTTATACAAGTTTCAAGGTAGTCAATTTTCTGTTTAGCGCGGCACAATTCTTTATCACTTTCGATATACATTGGCAGGTCACCCTTGAGGACTTTGAGGTCAAACGGGTTTTCCTTGTATACATGTGCTGGTGCTTTACCAGAATAGTATTCATACTTGTCACGATACATCTGACGGTGCTTTACTTCAGCATCAGATAGCATGAGTTTGAATTGATTATAAAATTGCAAATACTTTGCATGGAGTCTTGGAGTTTCCATACTATCGTTGGCAAGCAACTCGGGTAACTCCCTGTGGTCAAAGAATGCTTCAGAATCCTTTGCCCACATCTCCTCAATTTTTTCTAAATTCATTAAGTAAGTCTCTTGTCAGCATTGTTAGATTCACCAGGACGCACTTCGTATTGCAAGTATCTAAACGTTGCCTGCGCCATGGCATATTCAGTACCGTCAATTGTAGCATTGAAATCAAGTGCCGACAAACTGACAGGGAATAGATCCTTGAAGATCACATTGTAATTCATATTGAAGTTACTGTTGAGGATGGTCAACGTGCCATCAGCATACAGATCATCGTTGCCGAATACTGCTTCCATCTTCTCTCTATACTCAGATCTCTCATACACTGAGTTGGGTGTGCCCACACCTTTCAACCAGTTGTGGAGGATCATATAGTTTTCCAAGTCTTCATCGATGATGAATGACAGACTGAAAGGATCGTAGTCCAAAAACCCCTCCAGTGGCAGTCCACGGAGAGGAGTTGGTTGCTCGTATTGACCCAGATTGATTGCTGGGATGTTAGCAGACTGCGCGAAGTATGCGACCTTCGGAAAGCGAGCAAGACTAAACTTGAATCCTATGGGAGACAAGAAGTTTTGATTCTCAATTTGATTCTTGAAGGTCATAAGACATAGGATGCTACGTCTTATTTATCCTCGTTATACCAGAAATCTTCCCAGTCTTCAGCATCACCTTCGTAGATGGGACACGGCTCCTCAAAGAGGACATCCATCTTCATCTTGTGTGCTTTTTCTGCTAGTTGCTTGAGGTCGTCGTCATCCATGTCTGGAAGTAGGTTGTCGATGAAATCCAAGTCTTTCATTCTGAGTATTCTTGAAGGATATCCAAAACAGAGTTTAGCGAACTATGAGCGCCATCGTGCCAATCACCATTTTTGTCTTTATGATCTCCAGTGAAGAGCTGTGTCTTCAGTTTGTAGAGACGGGAGACCAATTCAACCTTAGTCACTTGTCCTCTAGGCATAGAAAACTCCATATAGATCTATTTAACCACAAAAAAAGGACCCCGAAGGGTCCTTGTGTTGAAATGCCCACTTGGGCTGCCATCACATCAGGTTAGCAACCTTGACACGACGGTAGTAGCGGTTTGCATTAGCGTTGAGAGCGCCTTGACCTTGGGTGAGACCTTCAGCGAAGGGATTAGCGACCATGCCGTAGCGGGTCTTGAAGCCAATCTTGGGCTGGAAGGTGTCCTGACCAACGGCACGGACCATCTGCAGGGGCACATAGGGGCAGTAGAAGAGACCTGCGTCATATGCACTGCCGCCCTTGTAACCAGCCACATAGAAGTGGTTGTCAGAGACGTTTGCAGAGTAGGGGTCAACATAGACCTTGATGCGACCGTTGAGGGTGCCAACCAGGGTGGAGGAGTTGTCATCCACGTTGTTGGACAGACCACCAACAGCACCAGAGATGCCGCTGCTGTAGTCGAGCACGCCTGCCATGGAGAGAGCACTTGCCACGTCTGCAGAGCAGATGAGGATGTTGCCCTTCCCGCGACGAGTCTCATGACCGATTGCATTCATGTCTCTTTCGATTTGGAAGAGGAGACCTTTGAATTTCTCAACCGACCAGCGACCGTTGGAGTCAACGTCCAGGTCAAAGGTGCCTGCAGTTGCAGTGTTGTTCTGAGCGCCAGGACGAGCGATCTTGTAAACAGTACGGACAACCTCACGGTTGATCTCTGCCAGCACCTCGGTGCTGAGGATGTTTGCAAGCTCGGACTCAGCGTCCAGACCATGAACTGCCTTCAGGTCTTGAGCCAACTCAAGGCTGTATTCTGCTTTCAGAGCACGGGACTTCGCAGTAACGGTGACTTTCTCGATCGAGAAACCCATTTCGTTGAAGTGGTTGCCTGATGCATCACCCAGTGCTTCTGACTGAGCGGTTGTCATGCCTTGACCACCGATGGTGTAGTTACCTGCACCGTCTGCCAGCAGACCAGGGTTGCTGCCAGTCTGAGCGCCAGCACCCAGGGAGTCACCGCTGTTCTCAGCTGAATGACGGGTGTCTGCTTCGTTGAAGAATGCCTCAGTTGCGCTGTTGTTGATGTCGCGGTTGGTGCCCTGAGTGGAGCGCATTGCGAAGATCAGTCCAGTAGGACCAGTCATGGGCTGCACACCACAGATGTCATAAGCGATCAGCTTAGGCATCGAGCGACGGATCAGGCTGATCAGCACAGGGTCGAAACCTGCAACAGGACCAGTTGCGGTGCTGCTACCTGAGTAGCCAGTGCCGCCAAGGGAGTTGGTGGGTGCTGCTTCGGAAAGCATACCACGCTCTTCCTTGAGGAAAGTTTCTTGGTTTTCCAGGAGGACGGAGGTCACTGCCTTTCTGTAAGTATCCTTGATAGGATCGAGCTCAGAGTGCTCAAGAATAGGGGACCACTTTTCCTGGAGATGTTCTGCGTTAAACATTTTGTCTCCTAGTTAGTAGAAAAGAATTGGACGGATTATTTGCCCCAGCGGGACAGAGCCTGCACATAGACAGACATTGCATCACCAGTGGGTGCATTCTCAACCTGCACGTCCTCGGTCACCACTTCGGGTGCTTCGGGCTTGGTGGAGAAATATGATTCACGGAGGGTAGAGACCTTCGCACGGAATGCCTCTTCATTTTCAAACTCAACAGCTTCTGCCAGAGATACGAGTTTCTCACGTTGTGAGAGGCTCAGACCTTCTGCCATTTCTGTCACAATCCCATTCTTCATGTAGGTGCCAACCTCGCGATGGAGACCGACGTTTTCTTCAATGGACTCGTTGAGTTTTGTTTCCATGGTTTGAAGTTGCTCTTGCATTTCATCCACAAGATCAACTTTCTCATCGGGAAGATCAATGAAATTCTCGACGAAAACTTTTTGAATACCGCTCAGGACGGACTCTGCCATCTCAGACTTGATACCGTGCTCAATTGCGAGCTCGTTATTCTTCATCCAGTTGGACACAGCATAAGTCAGATACTCATCTACTTTCTCAGCAAGATCAGTCTTGACGGATTCAATTTCTTCTTCAAGGACTTTTGCATAGTCCTCATGCATACGCTCGAGTTCCTCGTTAAGACGGGAAACTACTGCTGCTTCAAAGATGGTCTTTGCCTTTGCTTTGAAGTCTTCGCTCAGGTCTTCACCTTCGGTCAGAGCAGCAACGTCTGCGGAGAGATCGACTTCGAGGACGGTCTCCTGTACCTCATCTTCAGCAATCACTTCGCCTTCGGGCTCGTGACCTGCCTTCACATCACCCTTGGTAGAGAATTCTGCCTTGGTGCCTGAAGCATCTGAAGGTTTTGTGGTAGGTGCGGATGCATTACCACCAGCGACGGTCTTGAGCTTGTTGCTCTCATCGTCGGGTTTGCTGTTTTGGGGCGTAGGACCACCGAGGTCTGCAACACCAGCGAGACTACTGCCGTCAGATCCGAGCTTGGGCATAGGATCAGCAGGTTTTGCGCCAGCGGTTACACTCGATTCATCCAGAGTTGTTTCAATCTCTTGTGACATTGTAGTCTCCTTGGTACAAACGTGCGTTATGCTAGTAATTATTTATGATTACAGATTTTTCAGGAATGAATGAAACGCGGAAAGTTTCATCTCTTCCAGTTGATTTCGGTGTGCATTATCGATTCGATTCTTGATCTCTTCGATTTTCTGCTCGTGGATTGCGCCACCAGCATATACCCACTCTCTACCTTCCATGATGCCATTGACAAAAGCGTCAGGGGCAGAAGGATCTGCTACGATATCTGCTGCCGTAGCAAGCATGAAGTCATCAGCGACAACTTTCACGCCATTCTCTTCCTTGATAGATCCAAGACCTCTAGAGGAAACGCCAAGTTTCACACCCTCATCGAGAAGTGACTTGGCAATGTTACCCATAGGGGTATCGAGAATTCTTGCCTTACCCACGAAGTTGTTACCCTCTTGTTTCAGAGAAGTAATCAGGTGAGACACTCTATCTAGGTTGATAGTAGGACCATCAGGATGACCCAACTCTCCCAGTGCGCGTCCCTTTTGGATATAGGACTCGTTATATTTAGCAACTTCTCTGCCGAGAGTTTCTACGGGATACATGCGACCATTACGGTTTTTGATTGCACCCTGGAGGAAGACACCTTCAATGAAGTGATTCTTCTTACCATTCTTGCCTTCGGTAATAACTACCCTGGCAGTTTCAATCTCTTCCCTGATCAGTTTCATCTGTAGTTTCCTCTTGGTCGGCGGTTGCTTCGGGTTGCTCAGACTCAGGCTCTTCCTCAGTCTCAGGAGCAAACATCTTTGCCCCCATTTCTTTTTTCTTTGCGTCGAGAGCGTCAACAGCAGCGGCATTCATACCAGTTGCTACAAAGTCCGACAGATCTTTCTGACCTGCGAACAATGCGTTGACAATATCAAGCGCGGCATCAGTAGGCATAACAATAAGTTAATTCGATAATACTATTTAGATATTTCCTTTTTTGTAATCCGCGTCATCGATTCCCTGCTCCGCAGGATCAGGCTCAGGTGGTTGGAGAGACATTGCCATCTGCTCATGCTCCATCTGAGGCATTGCCATGGGATCCATTACTTTACCCTCAGCAATCTCTTTCTCCATCTGCTTATCGATCTCGTTAAACTCTGCTTCAGGTTGACGCAGAATCTGACGGCGCATGTATTCAACAGAGAAGTAACGACCCACAAAAGGATCCATTTGCTGCAGCAGAGCCATGCGAGCATTCATGATCTCTTGCTCTTTCAACTCACTAAAGTAGTTGTCAGCAATGAAATCAAACTGGATGTGCTCCTTCATGTCATCCCACTCATCCAGTGAGAAGACACCCTTCAGCACCAGTTGAGTCTTCAGCAGATCAAGGAAGAGATCGCTAAACTTCTTGCGAAGGCGCACGACAAACTTCTGGAATTTAACTTCATCACGGGTGATCTCAGCAGATCTACCAACGTTGAATGAAGAATCAGACTCCAGACGTGACTCGGGGACGTTGAGTGCGCGATACAGTTTCTTCTGGAAATACTTGACATCTTCCAACTCACCCAGGTTTTGACCACCAGGAAGAGTTGTGATCTCAGTGCCACGACCACCTTCACGTCTAGGAAGCCAGAAGTCTTCCAGCATGGACATGAATTTTTTGTCGTCGCGGATCTCTCCAGTGTCAGCGTTATAAACCAGTTTGTTTCTATAACGGGACATCACCTCACGCAGATACTGCTCTGCCTTTTGCTTAGGCAGGTTACCCACGTCAATGTAGAAGATGCGGCGCTCAGGAGCACGAGACAAACGATAGATAACCAGGGAGTCCTCAATCATTCTCAGTTGATTGAGTGCCTTGATTGCCTTATGCAAATGACTCAGCACATAGTTGCGCTGCATATCAAGTTGACCTGAGTGGCAGAAGCAGATAGCGTCAGGTGCTACTTTGATACCATGGTTTTCATAACCACGGAGACCCTTAGGACTGTAGATGTAATACTCTACGGACTTAGGAATAAGTGTATTGACTTGAGGATCAGCAGGAGATACTTTGTCTCTGCTCTTATCAAATTCAATAACTTTTTTAATTTTACGAGGATCAATGTAGCGCAACTCAGTAATACCATCCTGAGGACGCTCTGGATTGATCATCTTATGATAGAAAATACGTCCATCGATATACCAACGACGGAAAATATCGTATGCTTTTCTATCAAAGTCGAGGAGTGAGAGGACATTCTCAAACTCTTCTCTGATTCTTGTCTTGACGGTGTTTGAGACTTTGAGGTTTGACAACTCAATGTCCACGGGGTGATCGTCAAGGTCACCTGCAATTGCTTCATTAACAATATCGTTGATCGCAGCGTCCGCTTCAGGATGAAGAGACATCTCACGATACCTGCCAACCAGATCAATCTCGCTGGACTTATTAGCACTGTCACCTAAATCAACATACTGACCAAAATAACCACCAGCAGCTATCGGCGCTGCTGCATCGTCATTATCTTTATGCACGAAAGAAGGACCCTTCTCAGAGCCCTTCTTCTTGCGATCAAGTGAATAACCAAATAATTGTGACATTACTGTCGCTCGTCTACATTATCAATTATTTATACCGTCAAAAATCAGACGGCATTACCAGCGTTAGAGTCGTTAGCGTAGGTCCAGTATTGTACCTGGAATTCTACGGTATACTCCTCAGCGGTATCGTTGCTATCCCATGCCAGATCGATGGCAGAGATGTTTGAAGGCCAGATGCCAACAAACTGATAGGTGCGGACGATGCCACCTTGACGATCATACTGACGCACAACTGCGTTAGATTGATACTCAGCGATGGTGCGAGGTTGCTGCAGGTTTTGCTGCAGTGCCTGGATCTTGGTTGACCACTCTTCAAACTTGGAGCGAAGTGCGAAACCTTTGTCGTTAAGCACGGTAACTGTCCAAGGCTCGAAGGTGCGATCACCAGCGATCTTCAGGGTGCGACCACGATAGGGCACCTCAATCACACCCACTGTCGAAGCAGGGATGTTTGCTGCCTTCACAAGGAAGGAAGACAGTGAAAGGGATGCACTGCCGCTGCCTGCTTGAGAAGCACCAGCGGATTCTTGTGATCTCTGCTCCTGGGACCCAGGGGTAGCACCCGAGTTAGGGGTGCCACTGTCCACGATACCAGGGAAACCGATCTCAACCTGGAAGAGGTTGGGACGTGCCAGGTCACCGATGCGGTTACGGAAGTCAAGGATGGGAGCATTAAGTTGTTTCCCTTCCGTTTGTCCTGGATAGACTCTTGAATCAAAATCAGCCATTGTTGTCTCCTGTTAGATGATTGTAGTGAAAGGAAAGGAATTACGAGACGAGCTCAGCGAAGGAAGCGCCAGTTCTCGTTGCAGTGAAGGTCAGAGTGATGAAGTTAATCGAGCGCGTAGGCTTGATGAAGATCTCAGCAAAGAATTCACCACGGTCAATTGCATCTGCAGGGTTGTTGGTGCCATCACAGACAACCAGGAAGTCCACAATTCCTCGGCGTGACTGGACCGAGCGCAGATAAGGCTCGACAGTATTCTTGAATTGTTGGCGAGTAAACTCGTCATTCAACTCGAAGAGGATGGACTTAGCGGAATCGGCAATTGCTTGCTCGATAACCAGGAAGAGACGACGGACGTTGATTCTGTCGAATGCTGACTGATAACCCAGACCAGTCTTATCACCGAAGAGGATGATACCCTGACCAGGGAATGCAACGATGGGGTTAACGCGAGCAGCGTAGAGCAGATCTCTGTGATCCTTCAGAGGAGAGTATGCAAGTTTGATTGCATTTCTCAGGCGACCACGGTTGAAACCAGCGGGTGAGAACCAGGGCTCTTGGTTAAGAGTGGTGCTCAGGACCAGACCTGCCATGTCACCGTTACAAGGGATATAACGATAAACATCATTGTACTTATCGTAGATATACTTGTAGTTGTTATCGAAGACAGCGTAGGAAGAGGATCCCAGTTGCTCGAAGAAGTTGATGGTGCGGCTAACAACGGTTGAGGTGTTTGCCTGACCAACCACATCAGCACGGTAAGGTGAGATGAATGCCATGCAATCCTTACGGTTGGTGGCAATCGAGATGATGTGTTGTGCCTTAGCAATGGTGTCATTGCTGCTATTCATCGAGGGACCCATCAGGATGTAGTCCAGCTCGACGGTCTCAGCGTCATCAAAGAGGTTGTATGCACCCAGGATGTCAGGACGTGAGATGGTGTAACCATCAACGCCACCTTGGAGAGCATAACGCACGGTGCCAGCACCTTTGGTGCCAAGCAGGGGCACTGCCAGAGGGTTGAGACCAGTGGGGTCATCCAGGTTGTTGAGGGGATCGTCTGCCTTGATCAGGTCAAAGGTGCGGTTGATACCCGAAACACCGAATGCACCATTAGCATTAGGATCTGCATCGTAGATGTTATTGGTCTCGTGGCTACCCCAGTGGAGGTAGGAAGAGTATGCCTTGATAACATCCTTGTAGTAGAGGTTATCGCCTTGGGGTGAGCGAGCGTCAGATGCCTTGGACACGTTGAGGTGCTTCTCAAGGAGAGCGCCAGGAGTGCCAGTCAGACCGCCATCACCATCAAGGATCAGGATGTGCATCAGGTCATTGTAACCGCCGCGATCCTGCACCCATGCAGAAGTTGTAGGACGAGGAGCGATTGAAGACCAACGCTGATTCTTACCATAGAGACGAGTCTCGTAGTCTGACTCAACGTTTGCAACCTGAATGGTAGCGGAGTTAGCGTCCACAACCTGCTGGTTTGCTTGGAATCCAGGTGATCCTGCATTCAGGGAGACACGCAGTTGACGTGAGATCGACTCAACTTCACCAGCATCGCCAGAAGCAGCGCCAGGTGATCCTGCATTGTTTGCCAGCTCGGAAACGGTATCGCCAATTTCCAGCACGTCAGAAGAGGTGCTATCGATTTCGACTTCCAGTTTGCGGACTTCGGGATCCCATGCAACGATCTTACCAGTAACACCACCAGACACAGCAGTGATGAAGTTGTCCTTCTCAAAGGATCCAACCAGATTGCTGTTGTCCTCAAGGGTGATGATGTAGGTGTAAGAGTAAACCTTACCGTAGATGTTAGCGTTGGAGTATGAAACCTCAGCGCCGTTGGTGAATTCCCACTCGTTAGCAGTAGGTTGTGCCAGATACAGGACCTGATCAGCACCAGCGTCGGTCATGACCACGCGGATGGAGTTACCAAACTTACCTGCGGTCTTTGCTGCCCACTTCCAGTTGTTAGCAGCGGTCTCTACGCTGGTCTCATACTCTTGAGCATTCTTGATCAGAGGAGCAACAACGCCAGTAGCGGTTGACTCAGCGATCTCAGTCTTCTGAGTAGTAACGTTGACCAGAGAAACGGTCGATCCATCGGTGTGTGCCTGTGCGGTAGATCCCAGCACGCCACGGGTGACATTCAGGTTGTTACCAGAAACGCCAGTGATCTGCAGATACTCGTCGTCAATTCTGACGTAGGAGTTGGTGCCACCAGCAAGTGCAGTTGCAGAGGTAACGGTCAGGGTGCCATCCGAATCGGTGAAGGTTGCGCCTTCGTTGATGGTCGAGGAGGTGCCAGCAGGCTCGATCAGGGTGATCGAAGCAGCAGCGGCGTGAGATGCAGCAGAAGTTGCCAGTTGACCACGGAGGACGGTAACGTCGTTACCAGACACGCCCTGGACGGTCAGCAATTCGGAGTCAATCAGGAGGACATCGTTAACGTCGAAGTCGGTTGAAGACTCAACAGTCAGAGTGGTGTCGCTTGCGCTGAATGATGCAACGATAAACTGTGCAGTATCAATTGCGTTTTTCAGCGAAGAGTTGTATGCTCTGACGAGCTTCAAGACGCCGCCGTAGATAAGATACTGAGCAGCGGTAAACCAATACTCGTAGTTATACTCGGTGGGGCGACCGAAAATTGCGAGCAATTCCTTCTCGCTAGTAACTGTTGTAACCTCTTCTACGGGACCTTTTTCAAAGGCACCAACGAGTGCTGCTACGTTATCAACGGTAGCGTTTACGACGTTGGTAAGATCCCTTTCAAGTACAACAACCCCTGGTGAAAGCTGTGTAGATGCCATCTGTAAATCTCCTGAATGAATCAAGTTCGGATGCTGAAATTATTTATTAAAACGTATAATTTCAGAGGGGAAACTTGACGTGATCACCAATCAGGATATTCTGTAATCCATCTCCTGGTCTGCCTTCTGGACTTTGCTACTCTCTTGATAGTGCATTGCTTGCACTCATATGAGTATGCCGATGGACTCTTGCCTCTGTCAGGTCTTGTCTTATAAAAATCCTCTACCAAGGAGAGTGTCCTCAGACATTTACGACACTGCCTCTCAACAAAGATTAGATCACCTAATTCAAACTCCTCTTCAAAATCCATTGAGTTGATTCTCTAGAATTAGACGATAGAAGTTATCTCTCATCGCTAAGAGATCTGCCTGCTCATCAGCATCTCCACCTGGCCATTTCTCACATGCAACTGAGAGTGCCTTATGAATGCACCGAATGCCATGGATATTTAATTCAATTGAAATGTATCCGTCGTTATCCATTAGCGGTAGTCCCACATAAATGACATGTCTCCATAATCACCGACAGTCTCTGTGGTATTCCATACCTGACCTTCGGGATCAACAAACGTCTCTTGATCCGTGAGACCGTCATCCATAAATCCAAAGGGTGCCATGTCTGCTTCGATTGCATCTTTCTGCTCAGCATACATTCGAGCACGCACATCAGAGTCATGCAACTCTCTAAAGTAATCTGATGTTGCCAACCATGAGAAGATAACCAGACACATAGCAAGGTCATCATTACAACCTTCTTCTGCTTCCCATGCCTGACCCTTCTGAATAAAGGTGGTCAATTCTGCAATGATATCATAGTCAGTGAAGATGAGTTTGTCATCCTCAATCAACTGCTTCATGTTTGCACACCCAGTCTTCTTAACTGTGGTGGACATCTTGACACCCAGTTGCACTTTAGATCCAGAGAATCCCTGACCTACCACCTGACCAGCACGTCCGCGCATTGATGCCATAAGGAGGTTGTCATACTCCAGATCAAACTGAAGAATGTCTGCTACCTGTCCTCCAATATCATTGACCTCCACCATGACATAAGCATGGTTGTATGTCCTAGCGACCTGATCAATAACGTTGGGGAATAGTAGCGGTTTAATTACGTTGTTTCGATACTTCGCTACCAGTTTATATGGAATGGTAGTAGTGTCCATGACAACAAACGCTGAGTAGTCTTTAGTAAGACCCCTAGCAACGTCAACCGTCATGACATATGTGTGCTCTGGTATCGGCTCTTCATATACATCTAAACCAGCATTAGATGTGAGAGGATCATCGTAGACCAGTGTCTTAAGTTTCGATGATGTAATTAGTGTGTTGACAGATCCAAGGAATTCACATTCAAATTCCTGGTTAAACTGCTCTTCTGACGTGTTACGAATCGTCTGCTCTTTCCAATCAGCATCTCTACCTGGCACCTCTGACCAGTGGACTTCTGTGGTGACGTATTCATTCTTGCCCTTCTCTGCGTCATGCCAGAGTTTGTAAAACATATTCATCCCCTTGGGCGTGGAGATGATGATCACCTTGGTTGATTTACCAGAAGAGATAGTAGGATACACAGAGCTAAAGAACTCGTCAGCAATGTGCGTCGGAATAAACGCGAATTCGTCCAGGAAAATGATATTAAAAGACATGCCCCTGACAGCAGAAGCGGAAGTAGAGGCAGCCATGATCTTACTTCCATTCTCCAATTCCAGACTACCTCTGTTCCAGTTGACGACACCTTGCTGGAGCCACTTGGGGAGGTTTTCATAAGACAGTTGGAGACGTTGGAGCATTTCTCTTGCCGTCGCTGCTTTGTTAGCAAGAATGGCAATGTTGACATTATCGTGGAAGATCGAATACCACAGCAGGTATGCAGTCACAACAGTGGACTTACCTGACTGACGAGGAAGTTTAGCGATATTGAATCGGTTGTCATTAAACCGATTGACCATCTTCTCCTGAAAATCATACAGGGTAAATGGCACCAGACCTTTATCAAGTGAGATGATCTGAATATACTTTTTGATGAAGTATACAGGATCTTGACTGCACTTGATAAATTCTTGTACTTCTTCTTTGGTAAAATCTTGCGCGACGTTAGCACGCTTTAGATTAGGATTACCAAGATAAATGTCAGTTTGATTACTCATTCTACAAGGGTGCCGTGTGCTCTACGAATTTCTCTCAACTCTTCAAAGTCTTTCTTCTTTGTCCCACCATCATATTCCCAGGCATACCCTTCGGTGATCATCTGCTCATTCAAAGATACTTCTGCATCTCCGATATATAACCAACCAAGAAGGCGACCGTACTTACCCATACCACCAACCAATTCAGTGCGAATACTGAGCTCGTCATCTCCATCGATTGCTCCCTCCAACTTGTCTTTCATCCAGTTGGTTGCGTCGATACCTAATGCTTTTTCTTCGAGGTCTCGGGTCCTTTTCTCTGGCGTGTCCACACCAGCAATTCTAACTCTCTCTTTTTTATAAAGGTCAAAACCGAGATCAATGGTAACATCGATAGTGTCGCCATCCAACACTCTATCTATCGATACTACACGAAAATTGTAACAAGACTTACGACTTGGGGGTATCATCTTGCCCATGGGATTCTCTCTCGTCTACTCCTAATATATATCTCACAACCCAAAAGACCCCGATCAGGAGCAGGATGATCGAGAAGATCACACTCCATACGGGGTCATTGATATCTTCAAGGGGGCGGAGGAGGAGGTTCATTGGACCAAAACATCTTTGGAGCATTTATATATCTAGGGTTGGTCTTCACCTCATGTGATACCATCTCTCCTAATTCATGAGCGCATTGACACCACTCTTTTCTAGCATCATCTGCGCCTAATGCTTTTTTAAGAATAGCCTGTACCATTTATGCCAGAGGTCAGAGCACTCAGCAGATTTTATATTAAGGTGCTCCTCACGGTACATTATGGATTCCTAGGATCTATCCCAAGTGATTTTAGATACTCAATCCACCAGTCGGCGTCTTTAATATATCTCCAGTTTGGGACCTCTTTACCCTGCTCGACAACATAGTATTGGTAGAGTGCTTCATCGATAGTCTGTGCTATCTCCATATTCCTCTTCCTCCTCATCAACGTCTGCATATGGATTTTCCAAGTAGGGTCCTCGCTTTCGTTGCGGTTCTCTTCTGACATAATCCGTTTCAGTTTTGATAGCGGACATCCACACAGCAATCTTCAACATAACGTAGATGATCACCAGTGGAAGAAAGCATAACAACAAAGTAATTTGATACTTCATTCGTGCTTCTTAGTAAAGGGCTCCCAATGCTCCCAACCATATTTATGTACAGCCCACATCCCAAGGATGGGGACGAATACCAAAAGAAACCCCATGACACCTAAGCACCAGGGGGTTTGCATAGTTGCTCTAACGAACAGTTGAACGTGGTGCATCTCTAAAATACTCTGGTATAGGACAACCTTTGAAACGATCAATCTCATCCACTGCTAGGACAAACATACATGCGAATCCTATGCAGAATGCTAGTAAATACTCATGTATGGTCATCTTCATGCTGGATAGTCCCAATCTGTGATGTATCGTGCTTTGTGCTCGGGACCCCAGCCCCCACGGTAGATATAAGGGACAGTGCGAATTGGGCACTTATCGCCAGTACAAAGAAGATCATCTACAATCCTCCAAGATTCCATTACCTCATCGGCGTGGACAAAGTGTGATTGATCCCCATAGATAGCATCATAGAGAAGTTTCTCATATCCGTCTACCGCTCTGTCTTGGGGATAGTCATGGGAGAGAGTGGCGAGTTCCAGGTTATCCTCCAGACCAGGGGACTTAATGTCCATACGAATATCAAGATGAGGATTAGGTTGTAAGCGAATGACAATACGATCTCCAACTTCTCCTTCATAGAGTTTTAGCGGTGGGGTCTTCAGTTTGATGACTACCTCTACACACTGGTAAGGTAGTTTCTTACCTGTCATGAAGCGAAAAGGAACTCCCTCCCAGCGCCAGTTATCACAGTAGAGAGAACCAGCAACATAGGTAGGAGTGTGACTGTTAGGATCAACGCCCTCCTCAGATTTGTAACCGTCGTATTGTCCAAAGATAGTGTCCTCCCCTAAACGTGTGGCAGCAAGCACTTTAACTTTCTCACGTCTAACCTCTTTAGCATCCATTCTGCAAGGAGGCTCCATGGCAATTAGAGACATGACTTGCAAGATGTGATTCTGCAACATGTCTCGGACTGCACCAGCAGTCTCGTAGTATTGAGCACGACCTTCACAACCGATAGTTTCGGATGCAAAGATCTGGACTTCATCTATGTAATTCCGATTCCAGAGCGGCTCAAGAATAATATTACTAAACCGTGTAGCAAGAATATTGTTGACAGTATCTTTGCCGAGATAATGGTCAATACGATAAACTTGTTTTTCGCGTAGATGTCTGCTAACCACATTAGATAAATTATCAGCAGATTTATAATCGTGCCCAAAGGGTTTCTCAATAACAACACGGGATGCTTCTGGGTCGTCGAGGCATCCTGCTTCTTTGAGATTGATGATAGCATTCTCATATCTCTCTGGCGGTACGGACAAGAAATAAGTCATGTCGTCCATGTAGTCTGGGAGACTCTTCAGTGATTCTGTGTTGTCCAGATCTACAGACTGATAGTCGAGTTGATGGAGGAAGTCATCAGGGTATTCTCCCAGAGACTCCTTCCATTGAGTTGCAGTTGGTGCTCTCCTAGCAGCACCAGTTACCAGAAAATTCTCTGGCAGCAATTCCTTCTGCCAGAGTTTGTATAGTGCGGGGATTAGTTTCTTCTTACAAAGGTCTCCCGTTGCTCCGAAGATAACAATCCCTCTAGTGAGCGGTCCCGTTTCCGTCATAGTCGTCTGATTCGTAGTAGTTATTTTCACCTTTTCGTAACCCGAAATATATCGTGGATAATACAAAGGGTATTGCTGCCCAAAGTAAGACATCAGCAAATATCATTTTTTCTAAACCATAGTGCTAAAGTGTATCTGGCATTTTCTTTTACCATATTTACTGAGTGAATTAAATCATTGTTAGAAAAGATTACTAACTTTCCAGTTTCAGGTATTACTTTAGTATTTTCAAAGCATGTTTCTCCGCCAGAATAATCATCATTTAAATAAATTAAAGCGGCAAACACATCACCTTTATAATCTTTATGTGGGTCCATATAAGAACCTACAGGCCACTTAACAATCTGGCAGGTGTCTAGTAAAATGTTTTCATCATACTTTTTACACTCATGTAAAATGTCGTCTGCTATAGGACCAAGAGATACATCTAATGGAAATGTATCTCTATATGAGAATGATTCATTAATATTTGAATTGTAAAACTCAATGAAGTTAAAGCATTCAGTCTTTAATAAAAAATTTTTCTTTTCTACTAAAACTGCATTACCTAACATCATGACCACCAAACATAGCTCTCATTCCATTCAAAACCTTGGCTGTGAAAGCACCAAGACGGCGCGACTCAAAGCGTGCCCACAGCGCACTGCTGATGACAGGAGCGGGTACGCCAAGATCCACAGCAGCGTGAACCGTCCAACGACCCTCACCACTGTCTGATACTCCACCATCGAATTTGCTAAGCTCTCTATCGCTCCGTAAAACATCAGCGGTAAGGTCAAGCAACCAACTGCCAACCACGCTACCACGACGCCAACACTCAGCAACCTTAGCAACGTCAATGTCGTAGCAATAATCTTCTGGATTGTCCATTGGAGCAACCTCAGCATCACCCTCAGCAACGTATGCCGACCCAGCATTAGCCTCATGCAGGATATTAAATCCTTCTGCGTATGCTTGCATGATTCCGTATTCGATTCCATTGTGGACCATTTTTACGAAATGACCTGCGCCTGGACCACCGCAATGCATCCATCCAAACTCTTCTGGATAAAGGACATATCCCTCCCTGTTAGCGAGACGTTCGGCAGCATCGATGCCTGGTGCGAGTGCATCAAAGATTTTACGGCAGACATCGACTGCAGACTTTCCGCCACCAACCATGAGACAGTATCCACGCTCCAGACCATACACACCACCACTAGTGCCACAGTCAATATACGCGATGCCCAATTTTGCAAGACGCTCGGCTCTTTTCCGACTGTCCTTAAAATTGCTATTGCCATGATCAATAATAATATCTCCTTCACTACAAAACTGTAATAGCTCATTGAGTGTATCCTCTACAGATTCGGCGGGCACTACCATCATGAAGACACCTGGGGTTTTGGTATAAACAGTCTCCCCAGACTTGACACCATAGTTTTCTTTTGTTTTAACTATTTGAACAAGGCTTTGCAAAGAAGTGGTATATCCACTGATATAACCCTTCTCATACTGCTCATCTGCTTTTTTAACATTGTTGCGATACCCATGTACTTCAATTCCTGCTTTCATCATACGGCGAGACATGCCCTCGCCCATTCTTCCAAGTCCAATTAGTCCTACTTTCATGATACCCTCCAAGGTACTGCTGATTCTTTTCGTCTTTCAAGTTCTTTGATGATGGTATCGAGTTCATTATAAAATGCATCTCCCACCATATAGTATCCTCTTCTCAAGGATAATTCTCTAATCATAATGTCGTAGTCTGCCTGGGAAAAATCTGGCATAAACTTACTCATCGTTTACCTTCCTGTAAGAAATATTCGGGCATTGGACAACCCTTGAAGTTATGTATCTCATCTACAGGGTGATCTTGAGCCATGGGAAGATAGGATCAATTACTCCAATGAGTCGAAGGAGACCCTCAGCAAAAAGTGCAAGAACAAACCAACCAACACACATTGAAATAATCGAAGCATTACGATTGTGTTTTCGTATGGCATCGTCAATCATCTCCTGCACTTCGTCTTTGGTAACATAATTTGGTGGGGGTGTTATTTCCTTAAAACGGTGTCCAATTCCCATTAGATCATCTCCATAGCATCATGTAATTCTTTTGAGTGGTGTAATTCATCATTCAAAATCTCAAGGATTTTATCGTCATGCCCATGCTCTGCAAGATACTTTGCGTATGTTGTAGCAGCATGAATCTCTACCTCATAGGAGAGATGGTAAGCATAGCGAGGAGCCACCCAATAATAAACCACGTTACTCCAATAGTAGATAAGTACGAGATGTTTGGCAACAAAGCGATCGATAAAATAAAGATTACCGCCCCTAGATTCCATATATTCCAAATGTTCTGTTTCATTGACTGACTGCTCGAAGTGCTGTTTCATCAAATATAGATGCTCGGGACCGCGAAGTCCCATACTTTCACGAAAATGTAACACGCTCAAAAACGCAAAATAGGGTGCCCGAGCGATTTCCTCAAGCACCCAGAATCTTTGATAGTCTCGACCTCTGTATAAGAAGTCGAGTATTGCGACCGTAAAGTCTAAAACAACTTCATTGAGTTTCTTCATCTTCGTCGTGATCGTAGGTTAATCTGCAGTCCCAAGCATAGTCTTCTTCCCACTCTGGTTCGTAAAGAGGGCAAGGTTCCTCAAAGAGATGGTCCATCCTTAATTGGTGAATTCTCTCTCTGAGGGATTTGTAAAATTCTCGCTTGTGGTCTGGATTCATTCGACGTGAATAGTGCCTACCATTCCAGCACCCTTATGGGGACCGCACCAATAAGTATAGTCACCTGCTTCGGGGAATGCAACATCAAACTCTTCACCAGGCATCATTGCAAGGGCTTCATGACCTAACTCTGGATGATCCTCAACAATAACGTTATGAGGAGGGAGCATATTGTTAACAAAATGAACAGACTCGCCAGCAGAGATAGTAACCTCTGCAGGATCAAACACAAGATTACCATTGGATCCCATTTGTACATCTACTGCCCATGCAGGGAGGGCAAGAAACAATGAAGCGAATAAAGCAATAAAAAACTTCATTAAGTTTTAATAGCATCTAAGACTATTTACTCAATGAAGTTTTTATCTTTAGTATTATTTAATGTAATATGTTAGGGATCACAGACGATCTTCCCACTTTTCTGCTTGATCTCCACCAAATTTTTCAAGGTCTGCTAACCTTCTTTCCCAAGTATCCCCAGAGTCAGATCCTTTGGCGGGATTAATGCACTGAAAATCCCCATATTTATTGCAAACTAATCCTGCAAGATCATGGGGGTCACCTAGTTTGCCTGTGCCGCTCCAATAATGCTGTCCATTCAACCATGTGGCACCACATTTAGGGCACTCTGCCCTAGACATAGTGAGATCAGAAAACTCTCTATCGTTTTCCATAGGTTTGGTAATGCTCCTTGAATGTGGTTGGTTCTATTCCTAGATCTTTTTCCAACTTTCTTCTGAGGAAGTATGCTCGGAAAACAATCCAGTGCCAACGGATATCAATCTCGATGAATCTAACCAGACGCACTGAATCCTCCATTCCAATATATGCTATGAATAGAATAAGGATGGTAGCAGTCAGGTAGAATGAGACCATACGAGTATCGTGTTGATACAACAAGTATAGGACTATTTACCTGATTTGTCAGCTACAGTATGTTACAGTTTGTATATATGTTAAGGAATCCTGAATGATTTCTCAACAATTCCACGCTCTTAGTGATTTGTTGATCCTGCTATCAGGATCACTGGCAGTCTTCTTAGAAGTTAATTTTGCTTTCATGCCCTTCATTCGAGCACAAAACGATGCCCTACGGGGATTTCCAACCTTCTTGCTTGGTGCTTTAAGGTCGCTTCCAGGATTCTCTCTTTCATAAGACTTGCGTCCCTTTTCGTTAAGTCCACCTTCTTTGTTTTTGCCAGCCTTTCTTGTCCAGGCTGCTGCTTCATTTTGCGTTTCTTCTTTTTTAACGCAGCGGTTATACTTTTTGCCGAAAAGTTTTTGGGTTCCTTTCTTTTCGTAACCTTTCCAGCACTTCATGCCTTCATTGGTCACTTCTTCATTCTTTGGGCGGCAATCATTTACCAACTTGCCACCCTTCATTTTCATACCAACTTTCTTATGGGACTTCCAGCAGCTCTGTGCTTTCTCTTGGAAGTCTTGGAAAGAGAGGTTGCCTTCAAATTCTTCTTTTTTGGATTTATTTCCCCAATTCTTTGCACCTTTCTTACGGCATTTGACTAGTGCTCCGCTTGCATACGCACTAGGCCAAACAGAATAACGAGATTTTACTTTGTGATAGCAAGCATCTTTCTTGCCTTCTTCAATTTCAACTTCTTCTTTGCGTGTCTTCATTGCTTTTACACGCTTAGCATATTGCATGTAAGACTCACCAGGCTTCAACTTGGGTTTACCTGAGCTAGAAGAAGAACTACTAGATCTAGATGCTCCACGGTCTTCGCGAGCACGCTGGTTTGCACCAGGACCACCCAACTTACGATCTTTGTCAGGATCTGGATGCCAGAAGTCACCACGCTCAGCGATCACTTCTTCTGACTTCATTTTCTTCAGGTGCTTTTTAATGCGCTCGGATTGACCCTTGTGCATTTTGGATGCACCAGCCAATTCCTTAGACATTTTTTTGAGATCGAGATCTTCTGTTTTCACGTTGATTGCCTTACCTTTACGATTAGGATTAGGATCTTCTTTCTGCTTGCGGCGGAAAGCTGCTTCCTCTTCGTCTTTATTTAGGTTTCTCTTCATCTTACT